GAACTCGACCGGCCACTCGGCACGGTCCAGTCGGCCGCCGGGAAGCTTCACGCCGCCCGGATGCGATCGACCGAACCGAACCCGCTCGGCGTCTACGCGTTCCGCCCGACCGGCGACTGCCCAGTCATCACCTACGCCTACCGGACCGACCGGCCGTTCGACTCGGACCTCCACCCAGTCCACGACCACCAGTTCCAACCCGACGACGTGAAAGCTGCGAAGTCGAAGCGGCAACGCGAGACGAAGGCGAAGGCCGAGGCGAAGGCAGCCTGCACTCTCACCCCGACGTCGATCGACGGTCTCTACATCACCGGCAACGGTGACCTCGTCCGCGTCGTCCCCGTCGAGATCATCGACGTATGACCATCGGCTTCTGCTTCGAGTGTGGCCGGGATCAACCCGGCGATCACGTCGGATGGTGCTCGTCGAACGTCCCGACCCCGATCGACTTCACCGAGTCGACCCGGCACGCTCGCACCACCGACCCGGCCACCTCGAAGCAAGCCGCCGCTACACTCACCCACGACCTAACCGACCACCACCGAGCCGTCCTCGATTGGCTCACCGAACACGGACCCGCAACCGACGACCAGATCGCTCAGGCGATGGTCGACCTCGACCTCACCACCCGGACCGAGACTGCTCGCCGGTGGGTCCGCACCCTCCGAGAAGAACACCACCGGATCGTCCCGGCCGTCCGACACGGCGACCAGATCCAACTCCCGAACCCATCCGGCCGTCTTGCTCTCGCATGGACGACCACCTAACGAAGGACCAACCCATGACCACCTCGAAAGACTTCATCTCCGCCCAGATGGACACCGACCTCATCAAGTCGCTCGGCAAGTACGCCGAGACCGAAGGCATCACCCGCTCGGCCGCCGTCCGACGCGCGATCCAACGGCTCCTCGACACGAAGGCCGCGTGACCTACTGGCACGCGCTCGTCGCCCTCGGCGGTCTCTCTGCGTACCTCGTCGCTCTCGTGGCGTGGGCGCATCACCACGACCGCCGAGGGCAGTAGTGTCGGAGCGTGGCCGACGACGTCGAAGGGTACGAGTGCAAGTGGTGCGGCGACCTGGCGGTCGGCTGGTACTTCTGCTCGCAGACGTGTCGGCTGGAGTGGCGTGACTCGGCGAACCGCCCCGAGCGACTCGGCGAACCGAAGCCTCTCCGACGCCACGCCTAAACGATGCGGATGTCGCCGACGGTCCCGGCGTCGACGTCGATCGTGACCGACCCCGACCGGCGCGCACCCGGCCCGGCCGTCTCGGCGTACTGCGGCGACCCGGCGTCCTCGCTGGGGCATTGAACCCAGGTGCGAGGACCCAGCCACTCGCAGCGGTAGGAGTGGAAGTGGCCGGAGATCAGAAGGTCAGCCGCTCCGATCGGTCGGTGGTTCCCTGCCTGCTTGTCGTGCCACGCTTGCGCCTTGCCCTGGCCGCCGACTTGGTGGCCGTGGAACAGCCCGACCCGGACGTCGGCGATCTCGACGCAGACGGTCAGGTCGTCACCGGGTACGGCCCATGAAACGTGGTTGTATGCCTCGCTGTGGCTGGCAGCGAAGCGGCAGTCGTCTACGACGGCGATATCGACATTGTCGGAAACGATCGAGTCACGTTTGCCTTGCCGGTTCTCGCCGTGGTTGCCCGGCACCGCCGCGACGGTCACGGTCTCGACGAGCGTGGACGCCTTGTCGATGATCGACATCGCCGCCTCCCGCACTACGGCCCGCTGTTCCCGGTCGGTCATCTCGACCGAGTAGAGCTGCTGCGCGCCGTAGTGATTCGGTGAGCATGACTCGACCAGGTCACCACCGAACGCGACGAGGATCTCGCCGGGCTTCCCGGCCCGCCGCCATGACTCCTCGAACCGGCCCGGCAGTTCCCCGAGCGTGTCGAGGACGTGCTCGATCGTCCCGGCCTTGCCGACCTGCCAGTCTGACGTCGCCCACACCTGACCGCCTGGAGCCTCTGAGAGCTTCGTAGAGCGCTTCCGGCGTCTTAGCCCGGCGATGAGGTCATCGAGATCACCGAACGCCTTAGAACGGCGCACAGCGGTGATGCGGTAGTACCAGCACCACTCGCCCGACCCGGCCTTCTGCTGCCACTTGCGGACCTGGAGGCTGCCGGGCTTGATCGCCCACTCGCCGGAGTCGAGCCGCATCTCGGCGAGGATGGTCGCCTCGTCGGGGTCGATCGCTTCGGTCGTGGCGAGACCGGTGAACTCGGCGACGCCGGTCTCGTGGTTGACGAGGTGACCCGGTGTCCATCCGGGCGGGGGACGGTCCGGTCCATTCCGATGGGCGCTCAGTCGCGTAAACTCCTCAGCGGCGGACATGGTCTCGCCATCGGATGACCGACGAGTAGCCCATGTCGATCCCGACCGCTTCGAGGCTGCGGGCGATCATGGCGGTGTTCGCCGTGTCGTCTCGGAAAGTTTCGTGAATCGCAGCGAGCAGGTCCGGGTCGGTCTGCTCCAACTGTCGCGTGACCATCCGCCAGTTGAGCCGCCTAGTCGGATTGAGGGTCTGCTTGAACTCGTTGGCCTTCGACACGGTGTGCCTCCAGGTGATCGTCGAGCCGTTCGGATACATGCTCGACCCGGTCCAGGGTAATCGCCGACCGTTCATCGACACGCGATAGCAGCGCGAGCGACTTGCCGTGCTGCGCTTCGTTCTCGTGTCGGAACTGCCGGAACTGGAACACCGCCGTCAGGCTGATGCCTGCCAGCATGAACACTCCCGAGACGACCGCCACCCAGAGTTCCATCGGTTAGGCGAGCAGCGCCGCCCACGTCGCCGGGCCAACGATGCCGTCGGCGGTGAGACCGTTGGCCGACTGGAACAGCCGGACGGCCTTGAGGCTGGCGGGTCCGAACGCGCCGTCGTTCGTCAGCGGGTAGCCCTTGTTCGTGAGCTGCGTCTGCATGAACTTCACGACCGCTCCACGCTGCCCGCGCTTCACGATCGTCTTGCGGCACGCCTCGACGAACTTCGCGACCTCGGCGAGGACGTTCTCGGGTTCGGGCTTCGGGAGGTCACCGGTGCCGTCGGGCATCGGACCATCGACCCAGCCCTGCGAGGTCAAGGCGACGGTGTGCCACCACTCTGAACGGACGTTAGCCACGAGGCCCATCCGAGCGAGGTGGGGATGCACCTCGGCTCGGGCCTGCGCGCGGCTCCGGTTCCACGGCCGCTTCAAGTCGACGGCGTGGCCGTACCCGTCGCCCTGGACCATGTGCCACGAACCCTTCGGGGTCCAGTCATACGGGAACCCGGCACCGGTCCGCAGGGTCCGGTTCGGGTTGGCGGCGAGATTGCCTTTGCCTGCCTTGTAGGCGGCATACAGCCGCTCCTGCTTCGCCCGGTCCCGGACGGCCGGGTAGGTGCCGTACCGGCTCAGCTCCGGCAACGCCAGCAGGAGCCGGACCCGATGCGCGAGGACGGGGTGAACGCCCCGGAGGTTCGAGTCGAGCGACATCAGTCGAGCAGGTCGTCGTCGGTGCCGACCTTCGGCACCCGCACAAGTGCGCCGTCGGCGTTGCCGATCGGTCCGGCGGTAGCCGCCACCACCTTCAGAAAGCTCACGACGGCGGCCATGCCACCGGCGGCGAGCATCTCTACGAAATTAGCGTCCATGACGTCGACACCATTCGCCGACACGAGAGCGACGACAGTCGCCGCGCCGGTCGAGAGGCTGCGCTCCAGGGCGTCGATCCAGAAGTTTGCTGATCGGAACATGGTCGACAGGCTACTCGCCGTCGTCTTCTCGATCTAGGGCGAGCGCTATGAAGTGCATACCGAACGCGATCGCCGTCACGGCGGCGGCCATCTTGAAGACCTGCGATCCGGGCGGCAGCGTTATCAAGATGTAAGCCGACCCGGCGAGGGTCCAGGACAAGACGAAGATCTCACGGATGTATCTCATCGGCGGTTCTTTCTACGGGTAGGGCCGGACGGCCCCGATGGGGCGGAGGGTCCGGCGGAGGGCGTTGATGGCGGTGTTGGTCGTGGCATGGCGAGTGCAGCGGTCGACGCGGCGGTGACAGCGATGACGGTGCGGCGCTCCCCGTTGGTGATCTCAGAGTCAGTTCGTTGGAAGTCGTCCAGCGTGCCTCCCAGCATCGAATCTGCTGCGGCTTCCTGGAACACGACTTTCACCTCGTCGGGGGCCTCGTTGATCTGTTCGCCGAGTGCGCCGATCTGATCCAGGTCCAAGTCGTCGAACGCCTCGGCCTCGACGACTTCCTCGAACGTCTCGACGAGCGCCTCGATCTCCTCCTCGTTCAACTCGTCGTCCGGGTCGATGTCGATCAACGTCTCCAGCACCACCGCCACGTCCTCGACGAACTCGGCGTCCAGGTCGTCGTCGATGATCGCGACCAGCGAGTCCTCGAACTCGTCCAGCTCGGCCTCGTCCAGGTCCGCCACGATCGCTTCGACCACGGCGACATCGAGGTTGTCCGGCAGGTCGGCAGCGAGTTCCGGTTCCAACTCGATCACGTTGGGTTCCGGTTCGGGCGGTTCGGGGTCGGGTTCTGGGAGAGGCTCTTGGAGCGTCGTGGACGTCGTCGTGGGCGCGAGGGTCGTGCTGGTCGTGGTCGTGGACGTCGTGGTCGTTGGCGGGCTTGTAGACGTCGTTGGTGCGAGCGTGGTGACCGGCGGAGGGAGGGTCGTGACCGGTGGGAGGGTCGTGGTGCTGGTGGTGGTGCTAGTGGTCGATGTCGAGGTGGTGGTCGAGGTAGTCGTCGAGGTCGAGGTCGTCGTCGGAGCCAGAGTCGTCGAGGTCGTCGTCGTCGAGGTCGTCGACGATGTGGACGTGGACGAAGTAGGAGGCGTCGTCGTCGGCGGTGCCTGGGTCATCGTGGTTGTAGTGGTAGATGGGGCTGGCTCCGTGCTAGTGGTCGTCGGTGCGACGGTGGTCGTGGTCGAGCTTGAGGTGGAGGTTGTGGTACTAGTGGTGGATGTCGAGGGCTGGAGGGTCGACGTTGTTGAAGTGGATGTTGTTGTTGGCGGCGACGTGGATGTCGGTGGGGGCTGCGTACTGGTTGTTGTGGTGGATGTGGTGGTAGCCGGGGTCCAGGTGTTGTCGGCGAACGATACCGTCCAGCTTCCCTCCGGCACGGCGGCGTTCTGTTGCGTGCGCTGGAACGTGTCGAACCGGAGCGTGAACGTCCCGACCGGCTCGGCGACGTACAGACGCGACGAATAGCAGTCACCGACTTCGGCGTGCGCGCCGTCGTCGTCTGAGTAGTCCACGTTCCCCGACTCGTCGAGCAGGAACAGAAACGGATCAGGTGTCTCGGCGAAGTCGAGCGGGCAGTCGACCCCGGTTGACACGGTGACGTCGAGCACGTCGCCCTCGACGAACGTGACCGTCCAATCGACGTAGGGCGCGTCGGGGCCGACCGTCACGGTCAACGGATCAGACGCCGACGCCGTGGCGATCGGTCCGAGGAACGCGATCAGATAGGAAGCCGCAAGTGCGGCTCTACTCGTCCGGCGGGTCCAGGTCCTCAGCCGCATCGTCGCTCGCTTCGGCGACGCGCGCACTCAGGACTTCGTTCTGCGCCGTGAGCACGGCAATCTCAAACTGTTCGGGGAATCGGGTCTGCAAGATCGCGAGGACCCGGTCGGTGATGTTCATGTCGGTCACGCTTCCAGCGTAGCAACCCGAGTCCGCAGGGACTTGATCTCTGCGACTGCGGCGGCGATGACGCACTCCCACTTCCAGCCGACACCCTTCAGCGTGCCGTCCACGTCTTCGACCTGAGCGAACTGGGCGGTGGTCGAGTTGGCTAGCACGTCGTCAGCGATGAAGCCGACCTGCACGTCAGCTTCACGCCACGCCTTGTTTTCGTCAGACTCGTCGCCTTCCTGAAGCCATCGCTCGTTGAACGTCACCGGCTGGAGTGCGTCGATCCACGTTCCAGCGTTAGACGCCGTGACGTCCGTGATGTTCTCCTTGAAGTCACGGCTTGAGGTGTAGTGGTACAGCGTGCCAAAGGTGGTGTTGCGAACGACGTACTTGTAACCGGTCAGCGTCGAGGTGGACAGACCCGCCGTGTTTACCGTGCCGCCAGCAGCGATCAGACTCGTCGTGCCGCCAGCGGTGATCCCTAGCTGATTCGTAGTGTGGCGGTAGATGCCCGTGTCTTCGTCGCTGAAGAACGCATACGTGGGAGTAGCTGCCGACGTTGTAGACCTGATAATTGCCGTGCCCGTACTTGCACCCGGCCCGAAGAAACGCCCACCGGAGCTTGTGTCGAAATACCCAACTACTGACCCGCCGCAAGCGAACCCGAGCTGGTCTGCCGCTTTGCGGAAGATGCCGGTGTTCGTGTCCGATTGGAAGTTGATCGCCGGGTCGCCAGCGTTTCCGTTAGTCAAACGAACTTCGCCCTTGAACTGAGAGTTGCCGCTTTGGTCAATGTGGAACCGACTCGTCAGCCCACCACGGCTCGTGCCGGTGAAGAAGTCGAGGTCATATCCGCTGATGATCGACAACGCCGGGCTATCACCGCCGAGGGTCGTGAACGCAGCCTCGGCGTGGTTCGAGACGCCCGAGTCGATGATCGTGAACGCTCGCCCCTGACTCTCGACTTGGAAGTTGCCAGCGGGCGATGACGTGCCGATGCCGACCGCACCGCCAGACTTGATCGTCATCGCAGTCGATTGGTTCGGACGGATCAGAATGTCGTCGGCGGTGTCGGTGGTCAGGTAGATCGGACCGTCTTGGTTCTGAACGCCCATGATCCCGCCGCCGGTGTTCAGGAACCCGATCTCTCCTGCGGTCGACCCGCCTGCCTGAAACTGGATGCGAGAGTTCGTGTTCGACCCGACCGTGCCGCCGCTGTCGTTGATCGTCATGATGGCGGTGGTGGCGTGCTCGATGTCGAGCAACTGGCTCGGCGACGTGGTGCCGATCCCGACCTGACCCGTTTCGTCAATGAACAACGCAGTGTTGGTGATACCACTGCCGAAGCTGTTTGACGTGCCGAACGCAAGGTGCGAACCGCTCCCGTCGAACATCGCACCGATGCGGACGTGAGGCTCAGTCTGGCCGTCGTCATAGCTGGCTTCTACGAGGCTGACGTAGTTGCCTGAGCTGTAGTCCGACTGATCGACCCGTAGACCTTCACCGTCAACCGTGCCAGTGAAAGTCGAGCCGAGCGTGTTAGGCGTGACGATGTTTAGCGGCGTCTCAGGTGACGTCGTGCCGATACCGACATTGCCTGCGGAGTCGATCGTGAGTCGAGCGGTGCCACCCGTAGCGAGGCTGACCGAGTCGGCCCCGGTTCGGAACATGCCGGTGTTGGTGTCGCCATTGAACGTGTAGCTCGGCGAGCCAGCGGTGCCGCCAGCGTTCGTGATCTTGGTGCCAGGGTCGAACGTGTTGAGCTGCGCCGCCGTGAGGATCTGTCCAGATGTGAAGGCCATTAGCCGAGCCTGTTCGTGTTGAGGATTCCGAACTCGCCGGAGTCGAGGATGAAGAAGATGGTCTGGTCGCCGTCTTCGAGCGAGACCGTTAGTTTCGCATTCCCTGGCGTGATCTGCCACGAGATGCCAGCGACGACGCCTGCGATCACGATCGTCGCTGATGCGCCTGCCGGTTGGAACTGGATCGAGCAGCCGTCACCGACCGAGAACTTGACCAGCTCGTAGCCGTCGTTCTCGCCCTCGGCGATCGGTGGCATCTCGATCGCACGGGTGGCGAGCGGCGGGACGAGACCGACGCCGTACTGGTTGAGGAACGCGTTGGCGAGGTCGAGCGTTGCGGCGTCGTCGGCGGCGAGTAGATCGGTGCGGGACAGGGACCGGGCACCGAACGCGTTCAGGTTCGCCGTAGCTACCGACGCCTTCTGGGCGGTGCCGCCGGTCGTCGTGAACTCGACCTGCGAGTAGGACGCCGTCGCTCCGGAGGCGAAGTCGATGCGCTGGAACTCGTGCGGCTCGTCGCCGGACGGGGTCAGGGACGAGTCGAAGATGTTGAGCGGCACGAGACCGGTGACTCCGGTGACGGCGTCGGAGATCGACTGCTGGCCTCGGGTGCGGAACGTGAGCGCGTTGTAAGTGTTGGTGCCGTCGACCGGGAGGCCGTGTCGGACGAAGACGTCCCCGCCGTCTGACTGCTCGATCGTCTGGATCAACTGGCCTGCGGTGCCGGTGTAGTTGGCGACGGCTTGCATCGTCTGGCCCGTGTCGGTCGACGGGTTGAGGATCGTGGTCTGCGTGATCTGCGAGCTGACGGCGTTAGCTGCGGCGAGGACAGCCGACAGGGCTGCGGCTGCCGTCCCGCCTGAGATGTCGAGGCCGTTGCCGGAGTCGGTCTCGGCGAACGAGAGCGTGCCGAGCATCGTGAGAGCGTCGGACACCGTGAGCGTCATGCGAGACTCGAACCGGTTGTCGAAGTCCCACGCGACGTCGGTAACGACGCCGGTGAACGCTGCGGGTGCTCCGTGGGTCCACGACGGGGCACCGGCCCCGGTGACGTTGGCGGTGAGCTTGACGGTCTTCCCGAGGAACTCGGCGTTCGAGTAGGTGCCGCCACCCTGCGGCGTGTACTTGCTCGACGAGTTGTCGAGCTGGAGCGTCATGGACCCGCCGGAGTAGGCGAGCGCGTCGCCCTGCTTGCCGTATCGGATCGACGCACCGAGGACGTCGGTGACCGGGACCGCTGCCGGGTCGGACCCGCCGTCCTTGTCGGTCGGTTGGAAGTCGAGCGCCCAGTTCCAGGAGGCCATCAGAGCTGGCCGGTGAGGATCGGCACGACGCCGCCGTGCGAGCGGGCGTACTGTTGAAGGCTGCGGACGACGTCTGCACCGTCGGAGCCGGGCGGCATGTTGACGGTGACGTTGACCGCGCCGCCCATGCCGCCACCGCTCGGAAGCGGCGAGGCGCCCGGTGCCTGGTTCAGCGGCACGACTGCTTCCGGGCCTGCCTCGCCGATCAGTGCCATCGTGGGACGCCGGACTATCCCTCCGGTCGCTCCACGGAACCGAGCGTTTTGTTGGTGCATCTCGGGCGAGAACGTCGAGCCGCTCTGCTTGTACATGATCGTGACCGGGATCGTCTGCCCGGACATCTCCAGCAGCGTCCGCTTGATCTCGTTAATCTGGTCCAACGGAAGTTTCGCCGCTGCGCCCATCGCGTCGATGTCGGCGATGAACGAGTCGGCGGCACCGATCATTTCCGGCGACCCGAGTTCGACACCGGCGTCGAGGAGTTCGCCGAGCTGACCGGCGGCGGTCGTCGCCATGTCGAAGAACGAGTCCCGCAACTCGGGCACCGACTTCCCGGCGAGGTTGGCGAGGATCTCGTCGAAGTCCGCCATCAGGAGCTGCGTGTTGTTGAGCGCTTCGCCCTCGAAGATGACGCTGCCCATCAGTTCTTCGAACGCTTGCTGGAGCGTCTTCGCTTCCGCCGCCGAGAGCGCCATCGCTTCTCGAACGTCGCCAACAGCGCTCCGTAGCTTCCCGACCGGCGCTTCGGCCTGCTCAGCCTTCGCTCCGAACGCGGCCGTCGCTGCTGCGAGGTCCTCGGTGGAGAACCTCGCCATCTCTGACTCGATCGTCGCAGCTTCCATCGCGGCGGCGTTGGCGGTGACGATGTCGAAGATGTCCTCGGCCTGCTCGGTGTACGTCTTCCCGGACGTGGTCAGGTCGGACAGGATCTTCTCGGCGTCTAGGTTCGCGTCGTTGAGCAGCTTCGCAGCGTCGGTCGACTTCATAAACGCCTCGGCGTCTTGTTCGACGGCCTTGCGGTGGTCGTCGAACGCATCAGCCGTTTCGTCCACGACGTTCATCAGCTTGTCGAACTCTGCGGCGGTGATCCGTTCCTCCTCGCGTGCCTTCACGGCTGCCTCGGCAACTAACAACTCGGACTCCGTGAGCTGGTCGAAGTTCTTGCGTAGCGCGGTGCCAGCGTTCTCGGTCGTGTGGAACCGGTTCTCCATGTTCTGAAACTCGTCCGACCCGTTCTCGGCTGCCTTCGCCACGTCGTCCATCGAGATCTCGATCTTGTCGAACAGCGGCAGCAGGTCGTCTTCGAGAGCCATGCTGAGCGCGAGGTTGGACCCGACGAACTCTCCGACCGGGTTCGTGGCGTCATCGGAGGCGTCACCGACGTCCTCGATGGCGTCGGCCATCTCCTGCATCTGAGAGATCATCATGGACGCTGGATCGTTCGCTGCGATGAACTCGTCGGTGAGATCACTCTGACGGTCGGCCGCCTTGCGCGACTCCTCGCCCATCTTGCCGAACGCGAACAACAACCCGCCGACGGCGAGAGCGATCTGACCGATCGGACCGGACGCCACGACCAACGCCGCCAGCGCAGCGGCCGTGAGCTTGATCGGAGTCGGTAGCGCCTTGAACGCGTCGACCATAGAGCGCGC